TAATCTTACACGATTTTCATCTATGTTCATTAAGTTAGCCATTTGTCTAACCATTGGCTCAGTTGCAGGATATCTAAACTTTGCTTTAATGATATTTACAGACTGATTTGTAACACCAGGAAATCCATATGGTGATTTTTGAATAGGTGTAGAAGTTGGTCCAGTAATTTCTATTGGATCAAATTTATTCAAGTTGTACTTGAACAGGTCCATCTGTTTAGCATCTATTTCGCCTACAATTTTAATAGTGTAGTCGTAACTGTGTACAGATTCTACCAAATAATGTTTGAAGCTTCGCATGGTTAATCCTTAAATATGTATAATATCTATTATTTATCTTTATCTTTTAAAATCTACTTGTCTTTTGTATAAAGTTTTAAAAGTTCGTTTCTGTCAAGTGCTTTACCTTCACCTAAAGGTGTGTTTTCTACTTCTTCTGTTTTAGTTTGTTGCTTTTGATCCAGTGCTGCTTTTTTTAGCTGAAGATCAAGTTGTTTTAATTTCTTATTAATTTTTGCAGTTTTTGCCGTAATCGCATGTCCAAGCATAGTACCAGCAGCAGAAAATATTTCACTAGAAAATCTTGATTCTACTTGCATACCTAATTCTTGTAAATCTTTAAAGCTATTAGTAGCTAGTTCAGCTAGTTCGTCTAGTTCAGAATCTGCTGCTTCTAACCCTCTAACTTGAGGTAATGCTGCGTCTATTTTTTCTAAATTAGTTAAGGCAGTTTGAGTGATTTCTTGAGCTTGGTCAAGAATAGGATCTAACAAATCATTATCTGTTAGTTCAGAGTCTTCGGGTAATTCAAAAAGTTCGCTTAGTTTTTTAGTCATAAGACTATTTATTAGAAAAAGATTTATCTCTTTCCTTTTCTACTGGTTGTGTTCATAAAGATAGAATCTTCACTTATCACTCTAAAAACAAATCCCTGTTGTTTACAATAAGACATTGCCGCAGTAAATTTTGCTTGATTGACTATTGCGTGTGCTTTATCGTGTCTAGTCTTTGCTTCTTGTAATGATGTTTGACTTTTGGGTTTTACTTCAATTATTTCTGCGTTAGTTTTGTGATGTTTGTTTTCATACATTACAAAAAAATCAGGCACATAATTTGATCGTTTACCAGTAAGTGGATTTATATAAGGAATAGCGATAGCTTCACTAGCCCATTTTAAAATATGTTTGTTTTCATCCAAGAACATCATGATTCGTAATTCCCATGAACTTCGGTATCTTGGTTTATTGTTACCTATATATTTTTCAGGATTCTTTGGGACATATACTCCTTGCGCCCATTTAGCCATGTTATTGTACTACATTTCTAGCAGCAAGTTGATTTGGTCTAGGAATAACTCCTGTACCATAAAGTGAAGTATTAGATTTAAAACTATTTAAAAAATAACAAATAACACTATTCATTTCTAATTTGTTAGGTAGGCCCTGAATTTGATTTAATAAATCTAAAACAGGTATATCAGCTTCTTGTGATATTCTAAAAAGATTAGAAGTGAAATTACCTGCTATAGTATCGTTATTTGATGTTGATTTAAAAAATGAAAATACAATATCAAACTCACTAACATTTACAGTAAGTTTAGTATTATAGAAGTTATCAAAAATTAATATAGTTCTATCAGCGTTTGTTTGATTGTCAATTATAGTAGGCATAATATTATTTATGCTTTATGGAAGTGGTCTTCTAACAATAGGACCACCTAAGCTTGCAGGATGCGAAATAGCTCCTGATTTATCAACTTGACCGCCTGCATTTGGTATAGATGTTCGTGTTATACCTTCTCGTGTATTAACCGCAGCATATGAAGTAGCTCCTGCTGCGGGTGCGCTAGCAGTTGCTATCGGTGAAGGAGTAGAACCAACTTGTTGTACCCAATTTGTTATATTTCTAGTAACGTTTGGATTAGTTAGCGCAGAAGAAACTCCGTTTAATAATTCTTGTTTAATGTTTTGTTTAAGATCAGTATCTTTAAAAGTATTATAAGTTGTTCCCGCTGCTCTAATAGCTCCTAAAATATTTCCTTGCTGCAAGCTTTGTATTACTCCACCTGCGCCATCTACTAAGCCACCTTGTCCTAAAATAGTTCTGTTAGATCCAGGTATAGATATCGGACTTAATCTACGATCATAATTTTCATCTGAACCAAATCCTTTTATTATGTTATCCGGTCTAGTACCATCTAATGCTCCATAATCATATACAACTGTTTCATAATCAATCGTCATTTGATTTTGCATGATACCATTGCCTTGATCATAATTGTAAGTATCATGATTAAAGGCAGTAATTATGGGATTTATAAGTTTATACATAGTAAAGTTATGTCTATTCAATCCATATACAATAATGCTTTTAAAGAATGGAACTTTAGTACCGTTACTGTTGTAAGCATCACCGGTAAATCCCCAGTTATCGCCTGTTATACTATCCTGATAGATATTTCTAGATGAAAAAGGTGCATCATCAGTAAATATTTGATTGCCGTTGTCTATTCCCCTATTTAAACCTTTATCCATATCACGATAATTATATCTATAATAAGCTTCCCATAACTTAGTAGCTTGATTTGCATTATCATCATGAAATGTAATATTGATAGGATCGTATTTTATTTTAGTTTGAATTATGCGTTTTCTATTGTATTGATTTAACTGAAAAGTATCAAACTGATAGCTAGGTAGCTTAATCTCTTTTACAAGTAAACCTAAATTCTGTCTGTTATCAAATCCGTTGTCATATATTTCTTGATTTATTTCAAAATAAGTATGAAAGAGAAATTTATACTTTGGAGCATTTTGATAGAAGTTAGGTCTAAACGTCTTAGATGCATGGGTAAAATCTCTAAGGTAGTCACTGCCGAAGAATCCTCCGACAGCGCCACTTAATAGATCCTGAAAAAATCCAGACATTTATAAACTACCTAAAAGTATTATACACTAGGTGTATTTGAACCTACACCAGTAGCAATACCCTGAGCAGCGGCATCAGCAACAATTCTACCAATACGTTGACCAACACCAGCAGTACCAAGAGTATCACCCTGAGTCTGAACTGCGTTATCATAACGAATTGTCAATGCTATTGATACAGCTTCACTAGTTGCATAGTTCAATTGCTGATAGTTAGCTTGTTGTAAATAGCAACCATACAGTTCCCAATTTTCTAATACCACCGGAACAGCAGTACCATTACCACCGTCTAGAACTTGAACGTTAACTTGGAACTTAAAGTCTTGTCCTGAAGCTGCTGAAGCTTGTTCTACAAAATCTAATTGCTTTTGTAATTGCTGCCCTACTGCTTTAGCTACACTACCTGAAGCATCATCTCTTACGTTAACAGTAATAGGTTGCCATGCGTGTTTTCCTGGTAAGTAAATTCTTGAGTTATACACGTTTAGTGTAATTTCATCAAATTGTACTTGAGGTCTGGATACATCCATTACTTGTTTTGTTAAACTTAATCCGCCATCAACATCAACACCAAAGTTTAAGAAGTTAACTCTAAAACGGTATTGTAGTTTAGGCATCAGCAAGCCTTGGTTGCCACCTGCGTTATCAGATGCTACTGTCATGTTGAAAAGGCTATTACTCGCCGTTGCCATAATTTATTCTCCTGTTTTATATATTTATCTTTTTAAATGAGAGGGGCTTAACCCCTCTCATTTATTTTATTATCTAAAAGCTATAGATCCTGCACCATCTGCATTAGCTGATAACTCACCTGTGTTCAAAACACGAACCGGAATATAGATAAATTCAGCAGCTTTTACTGGTTCAATTGCTACATCTACCCAAAGTTCATTTCTGTCTATTCTAGCAGGAGTATTATTAGAGTCATCACATACTACTAGATAATCGTAAATACCTCTCTTAGCTACTAAATCAACCAATAGTGTTTGAATCACACTTTGTATTTGTTGTCTAGTTAGTGCATCATTAGGTTCAAATACAAACGGTCTAGCAGCTAGTGTTAACTGTCGACGGATGTATGCTACTAATCTTGCTACGTTAATACGATCAAGTGCGCTTTGTGAATTAAAGCTAGATTTGTTACCATAGTTTAGCAATCCGTTACCAGTAAAGAATACTAATGGATTGATAAAATTAGTGTATAGAACATCTCTAATTCCCACTCTAGTTTTAGTAGCTTGGAATTCACCTGTTTGAGCATCTAAGTAACCAATGCTTACTGCGTTATCAATAACGCCTCTTCTTACGCCAGCTGGAGCGAACCAAGGATAAGCAACAGAATCGTTACGTAGTAATGTTCTGATCATCATGTGTGATGCTGGAACTACTACTTCGTTACCCGCCAAGTCATTAGTTAATCCTGCTGGATAGAATAGACCCATATAAGTACTTCTAGTTACTAAACCTTCGTCACCGGTAGAAGTTGCTCCGGCTGCGTTAGTAGCCCATGCTTGAATTGCTGTAGCAGTTTCAGGCAATCTTAATGGCGTGTCACCGATGATAAATCCAGTTTCTCCGCGATCAGCATTCAATGTTATCATATTAGCTTGCAGTTCTGGATAGTTAGGTGTTGCCATTAAGTTAAAGAAGTTATCTTCATCTCTAATTGCTGTGTTAGTGTCAATGGCTGCTCTTAACGCACTTACTACCATTGCTCTTTGAGCTTTGCGACCCATATAAGGAGCACCATTTGATTGTAAACCAGATACTGATACCCAAGCGTCTTTTTCTGTTGGCAATGCTTCGTCAGGGAAACTAGTAGAATTAAAGTAGTTAGTTATAAACTCTTTAACGTTATAACCAGAACGACGAGTATTAAACAACAACATACCTGTTGGATACAAGCTTGACTCAGGTGCATCTAAATCTAAATAGTTGCTTGTTAACAAACTAACAATAGTTGGAACATCATCAGTTGCTGGATTAACAGTACCGCTTGTTGCCCAACGAGCATCAGCAAATAGCACTCCATTTGGATTTACTTGATCAGTGTTGTCAATTCTTACCCACTGATTAGTACCGTCAACACTTTGCCAACGATTAATAATAGGATAATTTTCTAAGTCACTAGTATCAATCCAAAGATCACCGTA